GCGCAGCTTCGCCTGCACGGTGCGAGAGACGGCGCCGGTGCCGGCGGGCGTGTACGTGATGTTCGCTGCGTTTGCGAAGTTATCTACAACGTAGTCGGTCAGCGAATTAATCGACATCCTCCGCGCATCGCCTGCGTTCGGGGAGTAGACGGGGAGCTGGTCGCCGCCAGAGATGGTATCGAGAAGCGGCAATTTGTTGATCGTCGGCATCTTTACTTCACCAGGTGATTAACGAACCAGGTTCCCAAGCCCCCGAGCGCTGACGCAATCGCCATGCCGGCGAAGATCCCGCCGTGACTGCGATTGGCGAGCGCGAGAAGCTCCTTCACGTCCTTCTGCAAGTCCTCGACCTGCGCTTCCAGCGTCTTTACCTGCCCGATCAGCAGTCCGAATTTCACGGGGTCAACATCCGTCACGATCAACGCTCCTTCAATGGCATCGTCGTGATCGCGCGCAGCACCACGACAGCGATGGCAATCATGCACCCGACGAACGCCTGGCCGGCGGGCGGGAGCGGTAAATGGAAAACGAAGCCTTGCAAGACAGAGAGCACTGCCAGTGCGATGGAGAACTGGATGGTGCGGGAATTGAGGAGGTTTTTAATTGTCATCAGTTAATCGCCGCCCAGTTGGTATTCAGCAGGCCGGTCGAGAGATAGAACACGTTGGTCGCAGTGTTCAGAAACATCTGCCCAACTCGGGTTGGCGTGACCGAGCCAGAAGGGCTGGATGTTCCGGTTAGCGTGTAATACGCAGAACCGTTAATGATGGGACCAGAAACGGAGGACGACGCCTGTTGTCCCGGCAAGTAGGTGTATATCGAGTTAGAGTCGCCAGAAACGACAGAAATGCCCCACGTTGGCCCGCTGGTGAAGTTCTTCCACTGGTATTTATCGTTGATCGAGTTAACTCTTACGTTAGCTGAATCAACATAAATTTCAGACATGATGTGATTATTCGTGCTGTTGTACTCGCACGGCGATCCTAGATAAATGTCTGCCGCCAGTTGGTGGGTGCAGTTTTTTACGTTTATTTGAACCGGAATCGCCGCGCCGCTCCCAGCGTCATAGGCTAGGAAGTGTGTGCAATTCTCAGCCTGGCAAAAGTCTATAGTTACCATGTCCAAAGACTCGGCCCCAACGCCTACCATTTTCACAAAATCGGTGTTTGTTAGCGTTGCGCCAAAGGCAAAGCAGGAGTCGAGTTTAATAAGCCCGCAGCGCCCTAAATGTACGCCCGAAGCATTGGACGGCATGTAGAAAACGCAGTCCAAAATTCTCACGCAGTCGGCATTGGTCGTGTTGAAAATTATGCTGTAGCTGTTCCCGATGAATTGGCAGTTTCTGATTTGAAACGGATTTACTTGCCAATCGTAGTATCTCGGCATCTGGTGCGCCGTCCCGGTGCCTGTCGGCGCGGTTGCGTTTGGTAGAAATCTGCATCCAACCGTCCCTGTTGTTCCTGACAAAACCGTGCCAGTAATGGCTGCCCAGTTCGTTGTCCCCACCGTAGCGATTTCATAAGCGACGCCCTGCACAATGCTGGTTGCATTCACAGTCACGCCAGACCAAAAGTAGTTGGTTGGAGCGTATCCGTCGCCTGTCCCAGCCCACGAATCATTGAATAGGACTGCCTGGTAAAAACCAAAGAAAAGACAGCATTCAATGACGCCATCAAACGCCCCTTGCGGCGCATGACCATCATAGACAATAGCCTTTCGCCCTGTCCCGAAAGGCGCGTAATCGCCTGCGCTCAAGTACGGCGGATTTTTGGTAGAAAAAACGACATTCTTGATTTGAACTAAATTGCCTCTGTCAGAAATCACAAACGCAGCAACATTGTCGGCGGAAACGAAAACTGTTGAAACCGTGCTAACTTGTGACGGCGGAGGAGATCCAGAATATTTGCCAGTAGCCCCATCGCCCTCAACAATCATTCCGGGGTATAAAATCGTTGTGCCTGTGACAACGTAACCGCCAGCGGGTAGCTTTATTTTTCCGCCCCACGTGTGGCTGTAAGCCGCGAGATTCATGGCCACCGTGCAATCGGTGACGCCATCTAGCACTGCTCCGAACCAGGTCGGGTACACCTCTTCGACAACGCCTGCGGCGAAGATGACCGGGCTGCTCACAAGTGTCATAGACTGCGACGCAACGACACCGTTGTAGCCGCACAGCGCGTATGTTCCGACGCCGGTCGTGCCGTATTCTTGGAATATCTGTAGCCCCGTTCTTAGCCCCGCTCCTAGCACGATTTGTCCTGGCGCAATCGTGCTAGTAGTGACTGCGGTAACAACCAAACCGTTGCCATTGATGCTGGCCGTGATCGGATTCGTAAACAAAGAGCACGAGAAGATCTGTTGCAGCCGGTTTGCCTGAACGGAGCCGTTGATAAACAGCCTCGCGCCGGAGGTCAGCGTAATCATGCCAGTGCTTTCAAACCGCAAAGAAATGTTTGAAGGCACGGTTAGCGTTGCGGCAACAGTCAACGCGCTATCAATGACTAGCGTGGTTTTTGCCGCCCCAATAGCGGAAATCGCCGTAGATAGATTGTCTGCAAAATCCCTTACAGACACCACGTCCCGCAGCTTGCTCTGCACCGTGCGCGTGACAGCGCCCGTGCCCGCCTGCAAGAAGTTAACCTCGTCCGAGTTATCGGGCATGTCGAGGTTGTTCTGCATGTAGGTCTGCATCTGCCCCACCGACACCCGCCGCGTATCGCCGTTCGACTCGTCGAAGATCGGCAGACTATCGCCTGGTAGAACCTCGCCGATGGGAGACAGGTTAATAATCTGCGGCATCAGTTGAACTCCAGAATGCCCTCGGGGCCTGTCTCGACAGGATCAACCGGGGTCGGCATGAAAGGATCGTCCGCGTCGCGCCAGTATTTGTTACCTGCGCCGGACGGGAGCGTATCGGGGAATTGCAGCTCAATCGGCGCGGTGGCGCGCTGCAGGACGGTATCGTAGGCGGTCTTAGCCAGCAGGCGCGTGTCCGGCATGATCTGCTTGCCATACGACGGCGCCAGGCGCACGGCGAGGTTGAGAATCACCGCCTCGTTTGCGCTGTCGGGTACGTTGGTTTCTTCTGCCAGGCTGCCCTGCTCGGGCGATGCGGGAATAGGATACGACAGTCGGATGCCCTTGCCGTTCCAGTCCGCCATCATGGCGTCTAGGCGACGCCGTGCGTACTCGAGTTGCTCCGGCTGGATATCGAAAACGTAGGACGCGAGCCCTATCTCGGTGAGCGCCGCCTCAACGAATTGCCTCTTCGTGTACGCCATTGCCTCGCATCACCTCGCTGATTCGCGCCAATAATACCTTGTCAGCCGTTCGGGCATTGTAGCGAATCCCGAGCTTGCGTGCTTGTTGTTCAATCTCCCCTCGCGACGGCGGCGCGTCGTCACTGGGCAAAGCATACGTGCGCCGCTTGCGCAGAGCAATCGAGCGCATACGCCCGCGCAGGCGCGGGTAGGCGGCTTCGCCCGCGGCTTCGCACGCCTCCGCAATCGACTCAAACCATTTACCCGACGCCAGCGCCTCTGCCAGCTCTTCCTCGCTCTCGACTGACTTGCAGCCCCATGTGGGATGGCTTGTCGTCTTCTGATACGGACCAGGCGAGCAGTAAACGTGGCGCGGATACATCATTTCCCCTTTTTCTTCTTTGCGGTGCGCGCCGTCTCGAGCGCAATCGCAATCGCCTGCTTCTGCGGGCGTCCTGACTTCATCTCCTTCGAGATGTTTTCAGAAATCGTTTTCTTCGAGTAGCCTTTCTTCAACGGCATAAAGTCTCCCAAAGAGAAAGGGCGGCATTGCGCCGCCCCTCTCTGTCATGCAGGATTATTGCCCAAAGATCAAGACGCCTGCCATTTCGGGTGCAGTACAGACGACCCCGTACAGCGTATCCAGACGATACTTGATCGTCATGGTGTCGATGTCGTAGAACTTCTGCATCACCAGCTCGATGCCCTGGTCCGTGCTTGCACGCATGACCGCCGCGCCGCTGTCGGTCGGAACTGCATATCGGCCCGGGAGCAGCTCGATCGAGTTCTTGAACCAGAACGGGTTGACGTTGCAGGCGTTGTCGTTCAGCCAGTTGATCGACGCGGTAGCAGAGGTGCTGGCCACGTTGATGTTCTTGTACTGAAGCTCAGCATCGGTCGGAGACGAGTTCGCGCCAATCATCGGCGGAGAAATCGTCATCGTCGTGCCGGTGTCAACCGAGATCACGCGGAAGGTCTTCGGCTGGCCCGTCGACTGCTTGGTGATCTGATGCACGGCTTCGATACCAGCAATCGTGAAGCAGTCGCCCGCTACCACGCCGACCGTGGTCGATACCGTTACCGTCTGGTAGCGGTTGTCCACGTTCAGAACGCCCGCGGTCGAGGCCGTGGTTGCTCGCGGGACGAAACGCACCTGCGCGCCGTTGGTTGCGATGGTGACAGCCGTCGCCTGGGCAGCCAGACGGTTGGCGTAGTCCATCTTGTAGGTATCGAAACCTGCAACCATGCCGACGTAGGAACGCTCGTATGCGCGGTCAGACTTAGCGTTACCGAACGAACGGGTAGCGACCGCGAGGTTGCCAGCCAGTCCGTTGTAGTCGCGGGTCGACAGCGCCAGATAGCGGTCGTAGTCCGGCACGCCCTGTTCGTTCATGATCGCATCGCAGAGTGCCACGTCGTCGTAGTCACCAGCCGCACCAGCGACTGCAACCACGAGCGTGCCCTGGTTCGAGGCGACGTTCAGAACGGAGCGGTTGATGTCGGACGCGAGCTTCTGCTTGGCGGCATCGCCGAGGCGGCCTTCTTGCAGCGCGTCGCGCAGTTCCTTCGCGTTCAGCTTCCAAGCCGAGGTCTTGGAGAAGCCGAGCGTGGACGGCACGGAAAGCTGCGTCATGTCGTCGTAGTTCGACGAGATAGACGAGCCGACAGTGCTGTCAAAGCTCTGCGCAATGTACGGCATCGGACGCCAGATGGTGTCGCGTGCGCGTTCCATCGTTGCGCCGTCGGTGGCGTAGACGTTGACGTTACGGCTCAGAACGAGCGCATCCTGGAAGCCTTCGAGAATGTTCTCGAACGCTACGATTTCCTCTTTCGAAAATGCATTAGGCATTTATCAGACTCCTATTTTTGCCGCGACCGCTTGTAGGCCATGACCTTCGACATATCGCCGGTCTTAAGTGCCTCGTTGCGCAGTCGCTCGAGTGTTGAATCTACAGAACTTGCACGCCCGGTGCCTTTAACATCGGGCTCTGGCGCCGGCGGTGGCTTGCGAGTAGTCACTTTGAGTTCCTTCTCCAGCTTCGCAACCGCAAACGCGAATTTCACGGGATCTTGGATCGCAGCCAGTTCCTTCGCTCGCCGAGTGTTCTTGCCGAGCGCATACACCACGAGAGCGGGATTGTCCGCGCCTTGGAGCATGATGCCCTGCTGAACCTCGGAGAAGGTCTCCTGCGCAATCGCCTCGGCGTCCTCGTAGTCCTTCACCTTCAGCGCCGCTTTCGCTTTGCCGTAGGCGTCGAGCTTTGCCTGCCACGACTTCGCCTGCTCTTCCTCTGCACGCTTTGCCTTTTCGGCTTCTGCGTCAGCGGCTCGCTTGCGGTCGTACCAGGACTCGAGCGCCGCCTCGAAAGCCTCGGCGTCGTAGTCGTGATCCTCGAGCTTTGGCTTCGGACCCACCGCCTGCTTACGTGGCGGCTCGGCGGTCGTCAGCTTCTGCTGAAGCTCTCGATGCTGTCGC